GTATCACTTCATGTTCCTACTAGATTTGTATATTTACTGCTAATCAAATATTAGGAAGTGACTATTCAACTGCTATTGGAGTTAATCCAACAACAGCAGCAAATGGTGCTACTAATGTTAATGACATCAATGCTATTAAAAGTATGGGAATGATGCCAGGTGGTATATTTGTAAACAGAAGGTTTTCAGATATTAACGCATGGTTCATTAAGACTGACATACCTAATGGTACTAAGATGTTTAATAGAACTCCTCTACAAACTAAGATGGAACCTGATTTCGATACAGGTAACCTTAGATTTAAAGCCAGAGAAAGATATTCTTTTGGAGTATCTGACTGGAGAGGTTGGTTTGGTAACGCAGGTGCGTAAGCATTAATAACTTAGGGAGGGTATTTAGTTATCCTCCCTAATACTAAGGATTTAATATGGCTAATAATATTACAAGTAAATTTCTAGCTGGTACTGGTGTTATTGTAACAACAACTAATATTACAAGAGTGGTAGCTATTCATGCCTATTCAACTGTTAATGGGACATTTGCTATTTCAGACAGTACAGGAGATAAAATAAAATTTCAAGTTCCTGCTAGTGGTCAAGCAGATATTTATATAGGTGACCAAGGTGTAAGTTTTAGTGCTACAGTAAGTGTCTCTGCACCTGGAGCTAATGGTGGCGTAACACTGTTTGTAGGATAAGAGCATGCCTAACTATGCATATCTTAAAACAGATATAATAAATACAACAGAAAACGATTCAGCTGAGTTTGAGAATCAAATTCCTTACTTAATTGAGAAAGCTGAAATACGTTTAACAAAAGATTTAGATGATGTAGGACTAACTGAGTTTAGTTCTTTTTCTTTTATAGCTTCTAATCCTGTAGTTAGTTTACCAGCTGACACAAGAGTTATAAGAAGTGTAAATTATAAGACAAGTGTATCTTCTAATATAACAACTCTTCTACAACGACCTTATGAGTATGCTATAGATTACTTTCCTTTTGCAAGTGCATCTACAGGTACTCCTAGGTATTATTCAAGAAAAACACAAACAGCTATTTATGTAGTACCAACTCCTGCTTCTACTTTAACAGGAGAAATATCTTATGTTCGTAGACCAATAGGTTTAGCTAGTGCAACAGGTGTAAGTGTAACTACATCTAATTACTTTAGTGAGTTTTGTTATGATGCATTATTTTATGCATGTATGATGGAAGCAGCAAGGTTTAATAAAAGTTCAGAAGATTTACAACTATATCAAGGTGACTATGTAAATGCAGTAGAAGGTTTACGTAATCAAGCAAGAAGAGCAAGACAAGATAATATGGAGACTGCAGCTAATCCTAGTGGTGGTCCTAATGTTTTAGTAAAAGGGAGTAACTAATTATGACAAAACAAATAAAATCACCAAAGAAAGCTTTACCTTATAAAAAATTATTAAATTATTTTAGAGATGCAGATGATGGTAATCCTTTTGGTAAAGGAGCTAAAGGTAGATTAATAGCTAAAGATGAACTTATTGAATCAAGAGGGATGGGTCAAGGAGGTCCTGATGATGAAAATGAAGCAGCTAAAGAAAGAAGAAGAAAAGGGATTACTCCAAAAAAATCATTAGATGAAAAATTTGAAACTTGGGAAAAGAAACATAAACCTGGAAGTAAAAATTATGCTAAAAGTTTTGCTAATTGGGTAAAATCAAATCATAAAGCTATTGCAAAATTAGGATTAAAAGGTACTGCTTTAGGTGTATTTACAGAAATAATAAAACCTACTAAAGCAGCAGCTGCTACTTTAGAAGATGTAGGATTAAAAAAACCAAAAGTAGTTAACAAATTTACTGGAGGTATGGTTATTAATAAACGTAAAATAAAAAAACCTAAAGGTGTAGGTAGAGCACTTAGAGGTTATGGAAAAGTTTCAAGCTAATGACAATAGGTAGGTCAAATATTAGAATGCAATTAACTGATAAATTAAAAAATAAAGTTACAAAAAAGAAAAAGAAAAAAGTTAAAAAGAAAAAGGTAAATGAAAACATAATGGCAGGTTTATTTAATACAAGAGCATTAACAAGATACTTAGGTAAAGCAAGTAAATCTATAGTTAAAGAAATAGATGACTTTGCAAGTAAGCCTGAGTCTTATACTACAAAAAGTATTTCTAGAGAAGCACAGAAAAAATCTGGTGCTACTCGAAAAGATATGAATAAAGTATATAAAGAATATGCTAAGCTATATGAAAGTATGAATCCTGAAGCAAAACCAAAAGAAATAAAAANTGCTGCTATGAATGCTGTTTTAAAACAAGCTGAAGAAGGTAATCTTACTCCTTCTAAAGTAGGTTCATTAGCTGAAGAAGAAAGTTTTACATATAGAGTTCCTCAAACACAAGAATTATTAACACTTGGAAAAGATACAACAAGAGAAGGTTTTGGTCCTCCTACAGTAGAATCTGTTTTTAGACCTGGAGTAGCTCAGTTAAAAGACCCTAGTTCTGCTATGAGTCCTTTTTCAAAAGTTAGTGGTGCAGATGATATTAGTACAAGAGTAAGATTATCAGATGAGTTAGGAAATTTACAAGAAGATTTAGGTGCTATTGGAGGTACTACATATGTACCAGCTGAACAATTACCAGGTGCTCCTCTTGGTACAGGAGGTCCATTTGTTAAAAGAAAAGATATGATACAAGAGTCTTCTTTATATGATACACCAAATAAAGAAGGTATATTTGAATCTATAGGTTCTACACCAAGAACTGTTAAAGGTGAACAAAGAAGTATAGGTGGACCTGAATTTAATCAAAAAGAATTTAAAGAATTTATTTTTAATAAACAAACTGGTCTTTTAAAAAAAATACGTGATATAAATAAAGTTGCAGATGGAAAAGAATTTAAACAAGAAAGAAAAGCAAATTTAGAGATTGGTAATATACTTGCTGATTTAGCAAATAGAAAACAAGGAGAAGTTAAAAAAGTTGCTAAGAAAGGTAAAGATGGTAAAGTCTTACGTGGTAAAGATGGTAAAATAAAATATGAAAAAAAATATGTAGCTTTTTCTCAAGATAATCCTAAAAACTGGAATCAAGTTGTAGGTGGTGTAGCATTAAAAGATGAGTTAGCTAATTTTTTAGAATCTGCTGATTTTAAAACACTTGTTGCTGGTAAAAAACCAGGAGATAATACTATAACAGCATTTGATAAACTTATGAAAAAAGTTGGAAGTATTGAAGATGCTGAAAAGTTTGCAAAAAGACCTCGTATACAAACTGATAAATCAACAGTTATAGCTCCTTTATATAAAACATTAAATGATTTATTAAATAAACCTCAATATCAAGTATCTGAAAAAGTGGCTAAAGGTATTGGTATTAGTAGATATAAAGGTAAAGATGCTACAGGTAATCTAATACCTTATTCAAAAGATAATTATATAGATTTAGTTCTTAATGCTATAGCAAAATCAGAAGGTAAAAAAAGAACTCCTAGTCAAACAACAGAATTAATTAAACTATTAAGTCAAACAACAGATGGAGATAATGTAGGACAAACTTTTAAATCTCCAATGGAAATAGTTTATAATCCAAAACAAAAACAAATACAACGAGTAAGAAAAGATTTAGATAAAGAGACAGATAGAACTACTGAATTAACAGGTACTGATAAAGATGTTCTTGAAGATTTAGATATACCAAAAGAAATGTATGATGAAGATGTAGTTAATCCAGCTGTACCAGAAGCAGGAATGGTAGGTAGTTTTAGTGAAACAGGAGCAGGTATTACATCTTTGACACCAACAAAAGGTGGACCAGATATAAAAGACTTTTTAAGAAAAATGTTAAAGATTATAAAAGTTTATCTACTGAAGAAAAAGCAATAATTCAATTAGCTACTCGAGCATATAGAGCTGCTAAAAAAAGAGCTAAAGAAGCAGGCTATGATAATTTTAGAGCTGAAGAATATGCAGAACAAACAGCATTAGCTACTGTCTTAAAAGATTTAAGAGACCCTAGTAAATCTAAAATGTATTCTCCAGAAAAAATGTTAACAGCATCTGATGCAGAACAAACAGCATTTGCATCTCCAGATGTAGGAACAGGACCTAGTTTTTCTAAACTTGATTTACAAAATCCTA